CTGGAAGTCCTTATACATCTGCTCTACAAGGGATGTAGTGGGCACTACAAGAAGTATCTTATTGCCTTTAGATACAAAGTACCTAACCACTGAATAAATCATAAATGACTTACCAGAAGCAGTAGGACTGATTAAAAGTTTTCTGTTATATCTCAGTGCTTCATAAACTGCTTCAATCTGATAATCTCTTGGTGTGATATCAGGAGAAAGCACTTTCATATAATCTTTTACTCCTTCCATTGAAATCATTTCATTGACTTCAAATGGGGGACCATAAAACTTATTATTTTCAAACTTATAAGAATATCCAGCATTCTCACAGAACGCAATAATTTTATCAAGAAGACCAACATAGATCCTCTTGGTTTTCATATTGAAGAGGTGAACATATCCATCCCAGTATTTGCTTCTGTACTGGGGCATGAATTTTTTATTTGGAACTTCGAAGGTGAATCTGTCCCTCAACTCATACTCAATGTGAGGTTCAGTTTCTACCTTCAAATATACCTCATTGACTTTTTGAATAACAAGGTCTGCCATCAAAATATATCTTCACTTGAAGATATTTATTACCCCAGTCCAGCAGAGAATCTCATGAACTCAATGGCATTCTTGATCTGATAAGTCCTATTTGTTATCTGTTTTAAGATGTTCTCCAAGTATTGGAGCATTGTTTCATAATAATCAATCTTCAACGAAACTCCTGAGAGTTTTTCATCTGCGTCCAGATATTTCTCAAGAGTAGCTTTATCCCTAATTTTTTTAGGAAATGGGTTGTCAATGTAAACATCTGGATCTGATTTACCTGAAAAGTATTCATAACGTTCATGACGAATGTTTTTTCTTTGTTGTTCTGCCTTCTTTTTGAGTAATACTAGATTGTTATACAAATCAAAGTATTTTGCATGAAGTATAGGAATATTTAGAGATTCTGTATGCAAATTATCTGGGTCAATTTTTGCATCTTCTGACCACATCTTCTGAATAGTTTCAAGGTCAATCATATATTATATGCAAGGGTTGCAACTAACTTCGCGTATATTGTAGATAGTATACTTGAAAGTGACCTCTGCTGTAAAGTAATCAAGGTCAGTTTGTGTTGCATCAAATTCAAGAGTGCTGAGACTGACTGGGAATAAGTTTTCAAATACAACCTTAAATTTTGGAAGATTCTGTGAATCAAGAACAGTCAGTGTTCCATCAGAATAAAGACTTAACTGAGATTTAGCAGGTTGTTCTAGGTCAGTGTCTTCTTTTTGAAAATCATAAATCTGTTGCAAAGACTCTGGGAAACCAATACCTCTGATCCAGTTTTGAATCTCCAAATAATTCTCAAGACTTTCATCAACCAAAAATCTAAGGGTCAAGTCCTCAAAATCGATCATTGTTCCTGGAAGAGGAATATCTCTCAGGTAGTTTGGTTGAGTTGCATTATTAAAGTTCAGAGAGGGAATATTTACCATCTGGCCAAAGTATGATACTTTGGGTGCTCTATTCACTTGGAATTGAAAACCAGTAGGCACTAAAAAGTTTCTATTTTCAATCTGCCCTGGTATGGGTTTTCTAACTGCCATTTCTCTTTTTTTAAGTATTTAGATGCAGACATAAAAAAAGACCCCTTTAAGGGGTCATTTGTTTGTGAGTTCCTCCAATCCTTCTTGTGATACTAACCTGCTTTTATATCCAGGAAAGTATTCTTCTACTTTCTTAGGTACAATCATGACAGTTGGATACCCACTAGCGACATAGACAGAGACGCTTTTTGTCTCTTCATCAATATGATGTGGCCATGGAAACTTTTTCTTTCTACTCATAAGTAAATGTCTTGTTCTTAACTTTGGTGTCAAATTCACCAGTGCGACCTGGCCTCATCTTTCCTACCTTAACGTTCTTGCCCTTACCTGGCCAAGATGTTTTGGAAGTTCCTTTGAGTGTAGCAGATCCACCTTTCTTGCGTTGGATTAAAACTGAGTCCTGATCATCTTTGCTTGAACCCGATTTTACATTCTTTTTGTGCTTAAGTCCACCCTCTGTGCCCAGTTTCTCAACTGTCTTCTTGAACTTCCTCTTGCCCATCTTGCCAGAAGAAACTACATGGGACTTCTCTCCCACTTTCTTCTCCTGAGGTGTTCCAGGATTCTCTGTGTATCTTCCTGAGACCTTCGTAGGACCAGGCAGTCCAGCACCACGAATCCTTCTTTCAGTTCTCTTGCTTCTTTCTTTATTTTCTTTGGAGGACTTATCACCACGCTGTCCAGATAAGATTGCCATTCCGCCCTTATCGGACTTGGAACGAATTCTATTCAGAGATGTCTCTTGAAGTTCTACGAATTCAGCGAATGTTCTCATTTTCCCAAGACTTTCTAGTTATTTATTACACTCTCCCAATTTCCACCATTATATCTAATAGACCTACTAATACTACTTCTCCAATACACCTGATAACATAAAAAAAGAGGACCCTTTTGGGGTCCTCCAGTAAACTCTTGTGAGTATGGATCACATGAGGTTCTTGACAGCAACTCTTCTGTAGTAGCGGTTGCTGTTGACTCTGAGTCTTCCCAGACCCTGGGTGAGTCCTTCAGCAAATGGGTTAGCAACCAGACCATATCTGGTCTTGAAGCCAATCTTGGGCTGGAAGGAGTTCTCACCAACGGCACGTACCATCTGCAGAGGTACATATGGGCAATAGAACAGACCTGCGTCATAAGGTGAAGAACCCTTATAACCAACAACATAGTACTGGTTGCCACTATTTGTCTGAGCATTACCAGCACCCAGGTTAGCAGCATATGGGTCAATGTAAACTCTGAACTTACCATTGATGGTTCCAGCAAATGTATTGCCAGTGTCATCAACATTCAGGTTTGCATTCAGTGCAGGGGTGTAGTCCAGGATACCTGCCATTGTCAGTGCCGAAGCAACGTCAGCAGAGCAGAGGACCATATTGCCCTTTCCTCTACGAGTTCTCTGTGCAATAGCATTTGCATCTCTTTCAATCTGGAAGAGGAGTCCTTTGAACTTCTCAACCGACCATCTACCATTGGAGTCAATGTCCAGGTCAAATACACCAGCTTGTGCGGTGTTAGAAACAGCACCTTGCTCAGCAGTCTTGTAGATAGTTCTGATGACTTCTCTGTTGATTTCTGCAAGAATCTCAGTTGACAGAATGTTTGCCAGCTCAGCTTCTGCATTCAGACCATGAATTGCCTTCAGGTCTTGTGCAAGCTCAAGGCTGTACTCTGCCTTCAGTGCTCTTGACTTTGCAGTAACAGTGACTTTCTCAATCGAGAATGCCATCTGGTTGAAGGCATTAGTGCCTGTGCCATCCAGATTCTCAGCATCACCAGTTGCCATTCCCTGACCTACATTGTAGCCAGTGGAAGATGCAGAACCAACAGGGTTCAGAACTGAAGGGTTGGTGCCTGCCTGAACAGTTGTACCCAGACCTGCATTGGCATCAGAGAAACCAGCAGTGAGGTCAAATCCTGCATCCTGACCAGAGAATGCTGAATCAACTTCATTGTAGAAGGTCTCATCGCCAGACTGATTTTCATATCTGGAGCGCATTGCGAAGATGAGTCCAGTAGGACCGCTCATTGGCTGAACGCCTGCCAGGTCATATGCGACCAGGTTAGGCATTGCACGTCTGATCAGTGAGATCAGAACAGGGTCGAAACCTGCAACAGGACCAGCAGCGTCAGCACCGCCACCGAAACCGCCTGAAGCACCAGCAGCATTAGCGCTGTTGGTTGGGGTTTCCATCAGGTTGATACCTGAGTTAAATGCTTGCTCCTCGCGGAGGAACTTTTCTTGGTTTTCCAGCAGGACTGCGGTTACCGCTCTTCTGTGGGAATCTTTGATTGGATCAAGACCCTCATAGTCGAGAAGTGGACTCCACTTTTCCTGCAGATGCTCTGATTGGAACATTTGCTTTTACCTATAAGTTGACAGTTTTGTTTGAATTAATGTTAAATTCAGTTCTTTCTGAATGCGCCCAGTGACTTGAGATATGCATCCATGCTTCTGGTTACAGGAGCAGGAGTGCTATCTACACCCTCAGAGAGGGTTTGTGGAGCTTCAGATTTGGTAGCAGGAGTTCTGGAGAAGTATGACTCCTTCAGAGTCTCAAGCTTTTCACGATATTCTTCTTCACTTTCAAACTCAACACTTTCGGCAAGTGAAGCGAGCTTCTCTTTCTGAGAAAGTGCAAGACCCTCTGCAACGGAATCAAGGATTCCATCAGCAACTGACTCTGCGAGTCTGCTGTTCAGGGAAATGTTCTTCTCAATCTGCTCGTTGAGTTTTGCTTCCATATCATCAAGTTTTTCTACCATGCTCTCAAGCACATCATATTTATCTTCAGGGATTGATACATAATGATCTTCAAAAAGACCCTTCATTCCTTCAAGGAATGATTCGGTCATCTCGCTCTTGAGACCGTGCTCAATTGCGAGGGCATTTTCTACCATCCACTCTTCAGCAACGTACTCAAGGTATGAGTCAACTCTTTCTTCAAGAGTTGCCTTGTGTGCTTCAACTGCTTCAGCGATTGCCTCTGCCTGTTGTGCTTCCAGAGCTTCCTGGATTTCTTGGACCTTAGAATTCAGAGCAGCTTCAAAGACCATCTTTGCTTTCTCTCTGAACTCCTCGGAGAGTTCTTCACCACCAAGAAGTGCATTGACATCTTCTTCGATGTCAATTTCGTTTGTAACTTCTTCTTCTGCTACAATCTCTTCCAGGACTTCCTCTTCAACTTCTGCTTCTTCCTTTGCAACTTTCTGCATTGGTTCAGCAGGCTTAGCACTCTTATTGACTACATCCTTAACAGTCTTGATCTTAGGCTCTCTGAGCTTTGCAGAATCATTTGTTGGGCTGTAGTTCTCGGGGGTAGGACCACCGAGATCTTCGTAAGAAGCGCCTTGACCAGGGGTGATATTTGCGACACTACCTTGTGCCTCAGCGGGCTTGGCGTTCGCATTCACAGCAGTCTTAGATTGCTCCATTTCTTGTAAATCTCCACGAGACATTTGAACTCTCCGATTAACCTATTTTAATCTATATTTATTTATAAATTCACACTTTACAGGTTGTTCAAGAAGTCGTTGAAGAGATCCAACTTCTTCTCGTCCAACTGTCTCTGTGTGACAAGAGTGTTGATTTGTTTGTAGGTCTTCTTGGCAAAGGACTCTCTAAGGATTCCTCCATCCCAGACCCACTCTTTTCCTTCCATGATGCCCTCAACAAAAGCATCAGGTGCAGAAGGATCTGCTACAATATCTGCAGCAGTGGAGAGCATAAAGTCATCACCAACAATATTTACTCCCTCTCTAGTTTGTCTCAGTGAACCAATACCTCTAGAGGAAACTCCAAGTTTTACGCCCTCACTGATAAGTGATTCTGCAATCTTGCCCATAGGGGTAGAAAGAATCTTTGCCTTACCAATGAAGTTAGAACCATTCTCCTTCAGGGAGACGATCTTGTGTGAAACACGGTCAAGGTTGACGGTAGGACCATCAGGGTGACCGAGTTCACCAAGCGCTCTGCCTGACATAACATGGTTCTCATTGTATCTAGCAACCTCTCTTCTGAGAGTTTCCATAGGATACATTCTACCGTTTCTGTTCTTGAGATCTCCTTGCAGGAAAATGCCCTCAATGAACATAGACTTCTTACCATTCTTTTCTTCAATGATGAAGTCTACTGATTCGATTTCTTCTCTGATTAGTTTCATTTTTCTTCAGGAGGTTTGAACTTGTTGGATGAATGCTTTGCCTGTTCCAGTCTCAGATTTTACAGCAACCATAATTGACTTTCTCAGTTCTGCATAAGGAGAATTAAATGCAGGACCTGCAGAAGAGTCATGGTCAACTGTAATTCTAGTGCTGAAATATCCTCCAACACCAGCAGAGGTATTCACATCAGTAACAATCTTGTGTGAGAAGTCCAGTGCGGACTGACCAGTTACTGTAAGAGTAACTGCCTCACCGATTGCGAAGGGGCAACCTGTTCCTTCTGGAAAATCAAGAATTGTTGTAGTTCCAGTTGTAACGCCAACAACTCTCTGAGATGCGGGCATTCCAATAGCGATTTCTTCAGGTTCACCAACAGCAACATAGAAATCTTGCTCAGTTGCAACTGGAAGAGTTCCGATTGCAACATAACAACCTACAGTTTCAGCAACAACTCTGAGATCTTGAGATTGTTGAGAAATTGCAAGGGTTCTAGCAGAAGTAGTACTTGTGCCAAGAACAGTATTAATACCAACAGGTTTGATAGCCATTATCCTTCAATTAGATCTTATAATACTTATTTATTATTATTCTGAGTCAACCTCTTCCTCAGAATCCAAATCTACATCCGATTCAAACTCTGCTGAAGTTTCAATCTCTGCATCAAGATCTACGTCATCGCCAAACAAAGATGCTGCCACACTGGGTCTAACAGCATCAATATTTTCTGCGCTTTTTTGAAAAAGAATATCTTTAATGTAATCACTAATTTGTGAAGAAGAGGGATCGTCTTGAACAAGCAAATCCATCAGGGCATCCATGTCAGGCATATTGTAATAATAAATCTACAGTGTTATTTAGATGTCCCCGCCAGAAGGAATTTCTGGTACTTCTGGTACTTCTGGTGCTGAAGTATTTTGGATTGCATTTGGAACTGCACCTGGTGAACCTGGTGCCTCAGGTGAAAGATCAACTTCAGCATTTGGATCAGCAATAACTCCCTCTTCAATTTCTTTTTGGATCAGGTAATCTTGCTCAAGAATCTCTTGATCAGTTTGACGAAGAATTTTTCTTCTGATATAGTCTTGAGAGTAATACTTGCCAACATAAGATTCTGCTTGTGCTACAAGATTCAATCTACCTTCAAGAAGTTCTGCGTCTTTGATTTCAGCAAAGTGGTTGTCATACAGGAAGTCATATTGAATATGATCTGCCATATACTCCCAGTCTTCAGGAGTGACAATATTTTTGAGAAGCAGTTGAGTTCTCAACATGTCATTAAACATTGAAGAGAATCTCTTTCTCATTCTTCCAACAAACTTGGAGAACTTGACTTCATCTCTCAAGATTTCAGAAGAACGACCCAACTGAAGACCGCTACCTTCGCCTTCGATTCTTGTCTCAGGAACATTCAGTGCTCTATAGAGTTTTTTCTGGAAGTAATTGATGTCAGTGATTTCACCAAGATTCTGACCACCAGGCAGAGTTGTGATTTCAGTCCCTCTACCACCTTCTCTTCTTGGAAGCCAGAAATCTTCCATCATTGACATGAACTTCTTGTCATCTCTGATTTCACCAGTGTTTGCATCATAGACCAACTTGTTTCTATAACGCATCATAACATCGCGCAGATATTGTTCTGCCTTAATCTTTGGCAGATTACCAACGTCAATGTAGAAGATTCTTCTTTCTGGTGCTCTAGAAAGACGATAGATAACAAGTGAATCCTCAATCATCATCAACTGATTGAGTGGTTTGATTGCCTTGTGCAACCAGGACAAAGTTGACCCCTTGTTTCTATCTACCAGACCAGAGGTGCAATAGGTGACAGAATCACGGGTCATTTTAATGCCCTTTGTGGCACCATAAGGATTCGAGTTACCACCAGAAGCTGCAGTGCCAGGATTATAGATGAAATACTCTTCAATTTCTGGGAACTGATAGGTTGATGGATCTTCTTTTTCAAAAGTTCTTGATATTTGTCTAACGCTATCTTTGCCAACTTTCTTCATTTGGCGAATATAACGCATCTTGGCAGCGTCAATATATCTCAACTCTTGAATCCCTTCGTGTGGATTCTTTTGGTCGATGACTTTATTGTAATAAAGTCTGCCGTCGATATACCAGTTTCTAAAGATTTCGTGTGCCTTCTTGTCAAAATCAAGAAGTTCTAAGATATACTTAAACTCTTCTCTGATCTTCTTTTTGATATTGTCACTTGCATTTAAGTTTGACAGTTCGATTTCTACAGGACTGTCATTAGTATCTGCAACGATTGCTTCATTTACGATATCTTCAATTGCACTATCACACTCTGGATAGAGTGCCATTGTGCGATACCTTCTAATCAGGTCACTCTCATTTCTGTAGACACCTTCAATGTCCACATACGAACCAAAAAATCCCGAACTGACGTAGTGGTCATTTCCATCAGCATTACTGGGTGGAACTGGGGATACTACGCCAGGCGGGGTTCTTTCTGAATCTTCAATTGAGAATCCAAATAATCTCGCCATTTCAAATTATACTAGAAACTTCTGTTCTAGTTATTTATCACTCAATCAAAACCTCACCTGCATTAGAACCATTAGACTCTAGTGCATTGCCAACAGTGAAGTATTGGACTTGGAAGGTTACGTCAAATCTCTCAATGTCATCGGTTGTTGAATAGTTCAAACCGATTTCAGAGATTACTGTTGGGAACAGATCGTAGAACTTATAGGTTCTCAGAACTGATGATTGACCACCTGCATTGGTTGTTGAGTTCAGAGTAGCGCCTCTTCCGAGTTGCTGAACATATGCATCGGTCATATATGATGATGGGTTGGAGACACCAGTTGCATCATCCAACTTACTCAGGACGTTTGCCCATCTTTCAAATGCTGTTCTGAGTCTGAAGTCCTCATCATTGATGATTGTTACAGTCCAAGGATCAAAGGTTCTGTCTCCAGCAACGTGAAGAGTTCTGCCTCTGAAAGGAACCGTTACATCACCAATATTTGAAGCAGGCAGTGCTGCTGCTTCACACAAGAACTTAAATGTTCCATTCTCCGCGTCATCACCACTTCCCCAGGCATCAGAAATTGCAGATGGGAATGAAGGGATGCTTACTTCAAACAGATTGGGGCGGGCACCACCGCCCGCCAGTCTTGACTTAAATTGTGATAAGGTTTTGGTCTCTGCCATTTTTTAGGTCCTCCTAGTGTTATGTATTAATGATCAGACAGTGCCAACAACTTCTTCAAATGCAACACCAGTTCTGGTGGCAACGAAGGTCAGAGTGATGTAGTTGATTGACTTGGTAGGCTTCAAGTAAATGTCAGCTCTAAATTCATTATTATCAATCACGTCAGGAGTATTATTTGTCTCATCACAGACAACCAAGAAGTCATAGACGCCTCTCTTTGCCTGGACATCACGAAGATATGGTTCAACGATGTTGACGAAATTAGATCTCGTGTTAGCATCATTGAGTTCAAAGAGTTGTGCGTTTGCCGCACCTTCAAGTGCCTGCTCAACTGTCAGGAACAGTCTTCTAACATTGATTCTGTCGAATGCAGAAGAGTAACCAAGAGCAGTCTTATCACCGAACAGGACAATGCCAGTTCCTCTTTGTGTGATGATCGAGTTGATTCTTGAACCATACAGCAGATCTCTCTGTGCCTTGGTTGGGTTGTATGCAAGTTTGATTGCATTATTCAGAACACCTCTCTGAGCACCAGCAGGTGAGAACCAAGGATATGCAGTGATATCGGTTCTAACCATCAGTCCAGCAGTATCGCCATTAGTTGGGATGTATCTAAACTCGTTATTGAATCTATCGTAGGTATACTTGTAACCAGAATCGAATACTGCGTAAGAAGAACTTGTCAGTGGTGCGAAGAATCTCAAAACGTTATTCGTTTGAGTTGTGGTGTTGGTTACGTCAACAACGTTTGCTCTGTGTGGTGAGATTGTAGCAATACAATCTTTTCTTTGCTCCGCAATAGCGATCAGCAAGTTTGCTTTTGCTTGTGACTCGGACTCATTACTCAGACCAGGACCACCAATCAAGAAGTCAACTGCAACTTCATCCTTGTTCTCAAACAAGTTGTAGGAAGTTTGCAGACCACCAAGACTTGCTTCAAAACCACCGTTAGTTGAGTAGTTCTCACCACCACCGAAGGAGTAGGTGTTGTTTCCAAGTGCACTGAAGGTTACGCCCTGAGCATCTTGACCCCAGAGACCCTGACCAGTTGTCAGTTTTGCAAAAGAACCAGATGTTGAGAATCCAGCAGCATTTGGAGTTGTGTTCCAGTATGCATCAGCAGCAGATGATGGATTAACGCCAGCGTAGATATACTCAGAATTATCAGCAATGTAATTCTTGTAGTATGTCTTAGTTGGAGCATCGCCATCAGCGGTAGCATCAAATGCCTTGGAGAGGAATGTATGTCTCTCAAGAATGTTGCCCTGAATACCAGTTACGTCGCCAGTGTCATCAACAACTACAACGTGTAGTGAATCGTTTCCACCAGATCTTGAAGCAGAGTAGTTGCTAGTTACAGGTCTTGAAGCAACGTTCTTCCAGTATACTGTTGAGTTGGTCAGACCCAGAGTTTGTTGATCATACCAGTCAACAACTGTTGATGCAGTATTGGTTCCTGCAGTGATGTTGTTTCCGCTGTTATCAGTGAACCACAGTGCATCACTTGCTTCAAACGACTTAGAAGCATCGCTTTGTGCATAAGTGATTGGGTAAACAGTTCCTGCGGCAGAAACTCTTGCGGTCACTTTAACATCAAATGTACTATTTCCATTAACTGAATCTGTTGTAACACCAGTAATGATGCCCTTCAGATAACCGTCGAAGGTTGAGGTTGAACCCGCTCCAGGAATAACAACACTAGAGAGTGAGGTGGTAACAGCAAATCCAACTGTAGCACCGATTCCTGCAGGGTTAGTGGTTGCAATACCAACGGTTTGGTCTGCAGCGTTATCAATGGTGCAAACCTTCAGTCCATTCGACCATCTGCCAGGGTTCTTAGCAGCATAGGTGAAGTTAGTTGCTGAAGCATAATTCGACTGATAATCGTCGTAGTTCTTAATCTTCAGTGTGCTGGTGGATGCAATGCCAACGCCAGCATTTCCGTTCTTCAAATCGTCATCGTCTGTTCTAACAACTTTCAGAACACCGCCGTATGACAGGAAAGAAGCACCGCTCATCCAATACTCATACTGTCTATCAGTAGAGATTGGTTGACCAAAAGTGTTCAGGTATTGCTGTTGAGTATTGATTTGAATTACTTCATCAACAGGTCCAATCTCAAAAGGTCCAGCGATAGCGCCAATGTTGTCTACAACATTTTCAGCTCTCCCTACTGTTAAATCAACCTCTCTGACAATAATGCCTGGAGATAATTGAGGAGTCGCCATGTTTCTCTCCCTAAAATGTCTCAGTTTATCTGAAAATATTTAGGGTTTTGATTGTTTTCAGCGGGGAATTTAGACGTGAACTACCTACCAGTCAGGGTATTCCCACCTATCAAATATTTTGCTGGTCATTCTACTTATAATAACCCTCTTTTTAGTGCAGTCTTTACATTCATAAGAGTATGCCGACGCAACTGCTCCTCTATCCTTTCTTGTCCTATAAAAACCATCTATCAAGTTTTTTATCTCACCACAGGTTCTGCATCTCCTGTCATTTAAAAACAAATGATTCAGTTTTATCTGACTATCTAGATCCATTACATATAATCCCACATAAAAGATCTGTCACCATATTCATCAACATGCCACCTATCACCATCTGCATCAACAAAGGTAGTTTCATCTAAACCATCAGATAAGAAACCAAATGGTGCCATGTCCTGCTCAATTTGATTCTTCTGCTCCTCATACAATCTCTTTCTGACATCTTGGTCGGTAAGTTCCTTAAAGTAGTCTTGAGCAACCATCCAAGCATAGATGACGAGACACATTGCAAGGTCATCATTACAACCCTCTTCTGCCTCAAAAGAGTTGTGCTTAGATACAAAGGTTGTCAGTTCTGAAATAGTGTCATAATCACAGATAAGGAGTTTGTTCTCCTCAATCATTGTCTTTAGGTTGAGAGAACCAACCTTTTTTACAGTCTTGGACATCTTGACACCAAGTTGTGTCTTCTTACCAGAGAATCCCTGACCTACAATCTGACCTGCTCTACCTCTCATAGAACACATCAAAAGGTTCTGATACTCTAGGTCATACTGAATGATTGATGCCACCTGGTCACCAACATCATTTACCTCACAGAGAATGAATGCTTCATTATAGTTCTTTGCCACTTCATAGATGATACTGGGAAACATCATAGGTTTGATTTCGTTGTCCCTATACTTTGCCACCATTTTGTGCGGAAAGTTACTGATATCCACAACAGTAAATGCAGAGTAGTCTCCTCCTACACCTCTTGCAACGTCAACAGTCATAATATAGTCATGACCTTCTTGAACTCTTTCATAGACATCCAATCCAGCATTTTGCTGAATGGGTTTCTCATAGACAAGAGTTCTCAACTTTGATGGTGCAATCAGAGTATCAACAGAACCAAGGAATTCACACTCAAACTCAACTTTGAACTGTGCTTCTGATGTATTCTTAATAGTCTGTTCTTTCCAGACTTCATCTCTTCCTGGGACTTCTGACCAGTGAACGTCTGTAGGAACATATTCATTCTGACCTCTTTCAGCATCGTGCCACATCCTATAGAAGTGGTTCATGCCATGAGGCGTTGAGACTATGATGACTTTTGTGCTTTGACCAGAAGTAATAGTAGGATAAACAGATGCAAAGAACGAGTCAGCAATATGATTTGGGACGAACGCGAACTCGTCGAGAAAGAGGATGTTAAATGACATACCTCTGACAGCACTCGCAGATGTAGAAGCTGCCAATATCTTACTGCCATTTTCGAGTTCTAAACTACCTTTGTTCCATGCTAGGATACCCTGCTGCATCCATTTTGGCAAGTTCTCATATGCAATCTGTAACCTGCTCAAGAGTTCTCTTGCAGTAGATGCTTTGTTTGCCAGAATACCAATATTTACGCTATCATTGAAGATAGCATAATGCAACAAAAAAGATACCACAGTCGTAGACTTACCAGTCTGACGTGGCATCTTACAAATATTGAATCTTTCCTTGTGGAAGTTGTTAATCAACTTCTCCTGGAAATCATACATTTTAAACGGTTGAAGACCATGGTCCAGAGTAACAATCTGAACATAAGTTTTCGCAAAGTATACGGGGTCTTCTTTACATTTAATGAATTCCTGAATCTGCTCTTGAGTAAACTCAATGGCAGTGTTTGCCTTCTTAAGGTTCGGATTGCCAAGATAAATGTCAGCTTGACTCATAATAATGTGGGGTTTTTGTTATTTAGTTACTATGTGAAATCGACTGAACTTCTAGCAATAGAAACATTTCCCTTGACTGCAGTAATTGCACTATCAGTCAGAGTAATGTAAGTTGTAATGCTGCTGTAACCAACATAATCTGC